AACACCACAAGACAAAGAAACTGCGTTAAAACTGCTTGAAATGGATGAGAGAGAGTTAGAAGCGGTTACAAGACGATGGGAAGCAGATGCAAAGTCTGATAACAAGTTAGCTAAGATTGTACGACCTCTGATTATATTATACTTAACGGTAATTGTAAGTCTATATATTGTATTAGACTCGTTAAACGTTTTTAAGGTAGAAACACATTGGATAGATTTAATTACAACCCTTACAACAAGTGTTTACATAGCATATTTTTCTGGTAGGTCTATAGAGAAGTATGCTCAGATAAAAAAATAATTATATATTTGCGGTGTAGCTTATACGTCCATTGACTCGGTTCGGCTACATTTTAAAAGGTACAAGAACGGGAAGCAGACATAGTACCACTTCAACCGAAAGCCAAACGAAGGTCTGTACTCTATAGGAGAGTGGCATTGGCGAGAGTAGACAACCTATTAAATCTACTTGCACTATCTAGGCGAAGGTAACTCAACGAAGCATAGTGGAAAGGTGTGTAGGGTAACCTATGCACTTTTCAGACAAAGATAATCTAACAAAGCATATATGATAGAGACGATATTAGCGTTACAGGTAAGCAAAAAAGAAAAAATAAATAAGCTATTAGAGTACGATACAGACCTATACACAAGGTTAGGTATAGACTCTCTAAAGAAAGAAATAGAAGAAACAAAAAAAGAAAGTAAGCGTATATACAAGGCTATAAAGACCCTAGACGAAAACATAGGTAACGAACTACTTAGAGCCTTATGAGACAAAAAAAACCTCAAAAACCAACTAAGGGTAAACTTGTAAAAAAGCTAGATAGTATCTTCTCTAAGTACATCAGACTTAAACACTCTAAAAACGGCATCTGTACGTGTTATACTTGTGGGCGTAAGTACGAGATAAAAAAGATACACGCAGGACACTTTATGTCTCGTAGGCACTATAGTACTCGTTGGGATGAGGATAACGTTAGACCACAATGTTACGGCTGCAACATCGGGAATCAAGGTAAGCAGTATGAGTTTGCTTTAGCCTTAAACAAGGAGGAAGAAGGAAAAGCGGAACAACTCTTAAACAAATCCAGAGAACTCGTAAAGTTTAACACAGGAGACTTAGAAGACCTAATAAAGAAATACCAAGAACTGTTAAAAAGTTTAGAGTAGCGTAATGTAGAATAGTAGTATATTTACGTACTTCTTTCCCATAATTAGTCTTTGTTTTGGAGGGGTGTAGTTTACTGCACCTCTTTTTTTTGCTTTTTTGTTTAACAATTTTGTTTATATTTGAGGGTAAAGTTATTAATATGGACAAAGAACAACTCTGGGAATTAGACCTAGAAATTTATCAATTTAATTTAGAAAACAATGAAAACGAGTAAAGTAAAGTTCGTAGTACCTAAACCCGACAGAGAGGTAGATGGTAGGATGATGAAAAACTATTACGTCGGTATGGAAAACGGAGACAAAAAGTATTTTCTTGCCACAGGAGATTTTAAAAGGAAAGTAGGCGAACCTATAGATTACGAACTAATAGGGGATTATCGGGCGAGGCTATCTCAACCTAAAGAACACAATGTACAAATACATATTATTAGGCAGAGTATGTTAAAGGCAGCGGTAGACTTTCACGCTAAAAACGATGTGGATGAAGACACCGTTATAGAAACGGCTAGACTATTTGTAAACTATGTAAATAAAGGATAATGGAGATAACAGGAAACATTAAATCAATCGGACAAGTACAAACCTATGGTAACTTCCAAAAGCGAGAAGTAGTAATTGTAACAGAGGACAAATACCCGCAAACTTTGTTGGTAGAGTTTACACAAAAGAACGTAGACAAAACCCAAAATAATAAGGTAGGAGACTTAGTTACAATAGCGATTAACCTAAGGGGTAAAGAATGGACAAACCAAAAAGGAGAAACTAGATACTTTAATTCTATAGAGGCTTGGAGTATATCTAGTTTGGTACAAGAAAATGCATCTGTAGAAAAAGAAGACGATTTACCTTTTTAAATGTTAGTAAACAAAGACAAACTATCGGATTATCTGGTAAAGGTAAAACGAGGGGAAATAGAAGAAGGTTTAGGAATAGGAGTAACGGAAGTAGATGATTATTTTAGATTTAAAAGAGGTTTTACGGTGATTACGGGACACGCAAACGTAGGTAAAACGCACTTGGTTCTTTATTTGATGTACTTGTACGGACGGAAGCATAAGTTAAAGTGGCTTATATATTCTTCAGAGAATACATCTCCGTCCATAATGCGAAAGATAATAGAGTTCCATACGGGATTACCTTTGATGAGTATACCCGAAAAAGATATAAAACTATTTACGGACTCCTTTTCTAACCGATTTAAGATTATAGACACCAATAAACTATACACTTATAAAGAACTCTTGACCGAAGCTAAAGGGATATATAAAGAATGGCAGTTTGACGGGTTTTTAATAGACCCTTACAACTCTCTGATTAAAAAGACCAATAACGCACACGAATACGACTACCAAGCCACAACAGAGATGCGATTGTTTAGTAAGGTATTTAAAGTAGCGATATGGTTAAACACCCACGCAGTTACGGAAGCACTAAGAAAGAAACACCCAGAAGGACATAATTACGCAGGACACCCTATACCCCCATCTATGGCGGATGTAGAATCGGGGGGTAAGTTTGGAAACAGGGCGGATGATTTCTTAACGGTACACAGGTACACCCAACACAAAGAAGACTGGGTATTTACAGACATACACGTAAGAAAGATAAAAGACGTAGACACAGGAGGAAGACCAACAACCTTAGATGACCCTATACGATTAAGAAGTATGCCGAATAGAACAGGGTTTACCATAGATAGCAAAAACTTAAAATATGACAATACAGAACGGAAATAGAGGGTACGACATACAGTTTGTTCCTTTGTACGGATTTTCGGTAGGTTACCTTTATTATCATCCAAGCCAAGAAGACGTAGAAGACGAATGGCATAGACATCAAATCTTATTAGGTATATTTGGAATTTTGATTACGACGTGGACGGATTAGAATTAGCATACAAAAAGCACCATCAATGGATAGGTATTGTACAGTCTTTTGGTTGTAACCCTTTTACGGCACAGGACATTGTACAAGATATGTATGAAAGACTTGCTAAGGTAATAAATCAAGGTAAGGATATTACTAAGGACGGAGAGATAAACTACTTTTATGTCTTTAAGGTTCTGACGAGTATCTTTTTAGATTTAAAGCGAAAAGAAGCCAAGTACATTTTAGTAGAACTAAGCGACTTTAACGACCCAACAAACGATATAGAGGTACAGTATCTAAAGAACTACGAGCGTATTTTAAAGACCTTACAGGAATTGTATTGGTACGACCAGAAAGTCTTTGAGATTATAGAAAGCGGAGAGAGTATAAGCCAACTATCACGAAAAACAAATATCAGCTACTACTCTCTTTACAACACATACAAAAAAGTAAAAGCAATTTTAAAAGAGATAATATGAGTTATAACACCGAAAAAATATCAAAAGAAAGGTGGGATTACTCTTGGAAAAAAGGAAAAGAAGTAGAGGAGAAATTTAAAAAAATTGTATCTGATAGAGGTAATATAATAAATAAATCAAGTAAAGAAGAAGACATATATCAACATATAGATTTTTGGGTGAATAATAAAGGAGTTGATGTAAAAGGTTCAAGACATTTAGAATGTATATGGTTGGAGTTAAAAAATGTAAATGGCGATAAAGGATGGTTGCAGGGAGAATCAGAATGGATAGTTTTTGATGTTGAAGAATTATCATCATTTTGCGTTTTTAAAAGAATAGATTTGTTAAATTATATTTTAAGTACAGTTAAGGAGACTACAGAAAGCAAGAAGGATTTTCTAAAATACTACACGAGAAAAAAATGGAACAGAAAAGATGTTTTAGTAAAGTGTAGGTATTATGATATAGAACATTTATTAATACAAAAACTAAATTATAAGTAATATGAAACAAATACAATTTGAAGAAGCAGAAGAATTAGTAACAGGAGCAAGAATAACTCCAAGTAAAAAACTACCTATAGAACTATCCGCAGCTATTTGTGCGGGGTGTATATTAGGTTATGCAATAATATTTTTAGTTCTGATTTTATTATGAGATTAGGATGTTATATTAAACTAGGGACTATGGTACACGCTATTACCGAACTGATAACTTTTGGTAATGCGTATACTGTAGCCTTATGGATTGCCCGTAAGTTTGGTAAGAACGATTGCGGGTGCTACGAACGAGAAGTCTGGTTGAATAATTTAACTTGTAATGAGCGAAAACGATAGAGAACTATTTAAACCAATAATAGGACAAGAGAACATAACCTACCAACAGTTAAACGTTGTATCTGATTTACACGCAAAGTACTTTAACCACCCAAAGCAAGTACCCTGTAGTTGTAACAAGAAACAGATTAACCGATGGATAAAAAACCTAACCGATTTATATGAACAAGTGGGATAACCTAGAAAAAGCCGTAATAGGGGTAATGAACGTAATGGGATATGATATAAAATGGATAGGAGACCAGAACCTTTGTTATGATGGCATAGGTAAAACCATAAAAGGAAAGGACTGTGTGATAGAGATGAAGTTTAGAACAAAGTACTATGAGACTAAAATGCTAGAGAAAAAGAAGTACGATTGTCTTTCGGAATTTGATGGAGTACGATTATACTTTGTAGCCGACCCAAAAGGAAACTATCTGTATCATCTAAACGACCTCACCCTACCAGACCTTACCATACAGAGATGCCCACAAACTACGATGTGGAATCAGAACAAAACAGACAAAGAGATTTACTACTTAGAAGAAAGTCAAGCCATCAGAATAAACTACAACGTAGATATAGAAGACTTAAAAAAAGGTTCACTCACGTAGTAGTAACAAAAAAAAGTTCATAAAAGTTTGTGATATTGTTAATAAGTATTATATTGCATTATTATTAAAACAAAGAATATGAAAACAATTACAGATTATCAAAACTTAAAAAGAGAATTACAAACAATTAAGGACAATCACAAAGAAGAACACCTTGATGCTTCTTTTATATCTGTTCGTGCAAATGGTATGAATTGGAGGGAAGCAAAAAAAATAGGTATGGTTAAAGAGTATGATGGTTGGTATTTTTATAGTACATCTACAAACTCAAACGGTTATGACTTGTACGAAAAAATCAAAAAAGCGTGTGAAGGATTTAACCTTCGTGTTACAGAAAAACAACTATAATAACAAAGTCTAACTGACGAGCCTTTAGTAGGCGAAACGCTGCGAAGCGTCTTAGACAAAAACAAAGACAATGACAAAAGAATATTACTTGCAAGTTAACGGAGACGGAAGTCTTAATAGAGGTTCTCTTTCGCTTTTAGAAGGAGACAAAGACATAACTTTAATTGAGTCCATTAAGCAACCAACAGAGAAGGGTTGGGAATCAAAGAAGAAGATTTACGAAGATGTTGAGGTTATATATAAGGAGAGCGATTACGAATGGATAATCACAGAAGAGAGTGCTATGATGCTTGTTGAGAAATACGGAAATGTAACCATAAAGAGTTATTACGTGGGCGGATATACACCTCCTTCTGCTACACACGCTATAGCTGACTTTATAACTAAAAACGGAACAGACCCTTACGATATAGGCTAAAAACAAAGATTATGGTAGAACCAACAGAACTACAGATACGAGTTACTAAACAACTCAAACAAGAAGACAAAGAGTGGGCTATATACACAGACAATATAGATAAAGTCTCCACCTTACTTAATGAACAACTAAAACGTAAACCTACAGAAGCCGTACTTAAATTATTAGGGTGGTTTTGTGAGATACACATCTACACCGAGCGACTACGGTCTAATGCTTTTACGTATCAGTATATCATCAATCAGCTAGAGAGAGATTTACTAAAGGCTAGAGCGTTACAGGAAAAAGCAGAAGAAAGCCAAAGCAAATTACACGAAGAAATAGAAATACTAACAAAAGACATACACGCACTAGAGCAAAGAATATGACACTATTAGATTACAAAACGTGGGACAAAGAAGAACTCCTGCAAAAGATGTACGATGATACATTTTACTACGGCTATTTAGGAAAAGCAGCACTAAGTTCTTCTTCGGTTAAACTACTAAACGAATCTCCTAAAAAGTACAGGTATGTAACAGAGTACGGCAACGGAGAAACCCAAGCACTAAGAAACGGGAGATTGTTTCATATGGCAATACTTGAGACCCAAAAGTTTGAGCAACTTAATTTCGTAGACGTACAGAGCAAGAACTCTAAAAAGTATAAGGATGCTAAGATAGAACTAGGAGAGGTTTATACAATCAAGGAAAAGAACGAAGCAGAACGTATGGCAGATGCACTACTTAAAAACCATTACGCAGTAGATTTATTATCTGGTTCAGAGTTTGAGAAACCCGCAATAGATTTTATATTTGCTTACCCGTTTAGAGCAAAGGCAGACGTACTAGGAAACGCTCTAGTAGACTTAAAGACCACACAAGACCTAAAAGCCTTTCCAACCTACAAAGCTAAAGCCTACGGGTACGATAGTCAATGTTTTATATATTGTGAGTTATTTAAGAAAGACTACAAAGACTTTAGATTTTTAGTAATAGACAAAGGGACGTTAGACATAGGGATTTTTGATGTATCAGAAGAGTTTTATTTTTCTGGAGAACAAAAAGTACAACACGCAGTAGAAACCTATAACGAGTTCTTTGAGCAAGGAGAGAGTTTAGAAGATTACGTAATAAGAGGAACATTATGATAGAAGACAACATAAAAGACAAAATAAACGAGACACTAGGAATAAACATATTTAAGAACACTAGAGAAAGAGAATACGTAGACGGTAGAGCGTTATTTTACTATATACTAAGAGAAAACTTTAGGTATAGTTTTTCTCGTATAGGAAAAATTTGTGGTAGGTATGGACAGGCAAAGAACCACGCAACGGTGTTACACGCATTAAGGGACTTTGAGATACGACTAAAGTACAATCCAAAGTTCAACGACATCATAGACAATCTGACAGAACACGGCATAAGGCTAACATACTTAAAGTACGCAAAAGACAACCTAAATAAATTAAACGAAAGAGAACTAAAGTTTCTAGTAAAACACCTCACGCAGTATGACACCAGAGTTAAAAGAAAACACCATACAAGAATACAAGGAGTGGAGAAAAAGAGTAAAAAGCGAACACTTCAAGGTGTACATAGATAATATGCTAGATTACTTAGAGAACGGCAACGAAGAAGCAAGAGACAGACACAAAGGAATATGTACCTTTTACTCCACCAAAGAAAAGAGATTCTTTAAGCACCTTACCGAAGTAGCACAGTTCTATAAGATAGGGTATGAGAAGTTAGTAATGAAGATGCAAAGAGGAAAAAGCTATTGGATTGTTAAAATGTAACTTTTTTTTCGTTATATAGATATGCGACACATACACACTAAATATCCCGACTACATTAACGAGGTATCTAAAGTAATAGGTAGTTTGCGAAGTAAATCAAATAAAGAAATTAAAAAGAAGGTAAAATATTTTCAACGTGATGGTAAGGAAGAAGAGTTAGATGTTATGGGTGTAAAGGGAGAGTTGATATTCTCACACTACTTACACTCTATAGGAGTTGAACATAAATTAAATACATTACTTAACGATAAACCTGTAAGCGAACCAGACATAATAATAGGAGATAAAACAATAGATGTTAAATGTACAAGAAGTACATCTCCATATTTTTTAGTTAATGAAAGAGCGCATCTTAAAGACAAGAATATAGGTTTTTATGCTTTTGTAATGCCTTTTAAAAACAACACGGCAGATATTTATATATCTTCTTATGATAGCGTTAATAAATGGCGAGTAAAGAATTTTAAGTATACAAACGCATATTACAAATTAATAAAGTGAAGACCGTAAACAGTTTAAGTGGGGGTAAAACCTCTTCGTACATCGCAGCTAACTATCCTGCGGACTATAATGTTTTTGCTTTGGTTAGAATAGAGGATGAGAAATGTAAGTTTCCAGACAAGAAGATAAGGCAAGAAGTAGAAGACAGAATACAAGCACCCTTTATAGCAACGGCAGAGGATGATATGATAATCTATACAATGCTTGACTTAGAGCAATACATAGGACAAAAGATAGATTGGGTTACAGGTAAGACTTTTGATAAGATTCTTATAAGAAGCGAAGGAAAGAGATATGTTCCTAATGTGATGCAAAGGTTCTGTACAATAGAAATGAAACTAGAACCTATAGTAAAGTGGTGGTGGAACAACATAAAAGAACCTATAGAAGAACGAATAGGCTTTAGAGCAAATGAAATGAGGAGAGCCAAGAGTATGCTAGAGCGATGTAAAGAAGATGGGTTTATGTATAGTAAAGTAATAACAGGTAAGATAGGGAGTAGAAACAAGTGGACAGAGTTTAAACACAGAAAGCCTGTATTTCCGCTTATAGAAGACGGAATATTTAAAGATAAGGTAGAGGAGTTTTGGAGAGATAAACCTGTGCGGTTTGCGTGGATGAATAACTGTGTAGGATGTTTTCATAGGTCTGCAACTCTACTTAAAAAGATGTCAGAAAAGCATCCAGATAAATTACAATGGTTTGCAAATCAAGAAACAAATAAATCACAATTTAAAAAAGAAATGACCTATAAGGATATAATATCTTGGAATCCACAACAAGAACTATTTGAGGATGATTTTAACGAGTGTGATTCTGGGTATTGTGGACTATAATTAATAATAATTCTAATTAAATGGACGGTAGAAAAAACAACGGAGGACATAAAACGGCAGGTAGAAAGCCTAAAGACGCAGAAGGCAAACTTATAGAACGACTAGACAACATTATAGAATCAGATGAGGTAATAAAGATTCTAAGAGATAAATGTCTAAACGGAGATATGAGAGCCATACAACTCTATTTTAACTACAGGTATGGTAAACCTAAAGAAAGCATAGATGTAACATCTGGCGGTCTTAATTTGAGTTTTAAGGACTTAGTAAAGTTTGATTGAGTTACAGAGCCAATACAAACTCGTCCCACAATCAGAATCAAGGTATACGATAATAACGGGAGGTAGGGGTAGCGGTAAGAGTTTTAACATCACTACCCTTATACTTCTTTTGACATTAGAGGAAGGACACACAATCTTATTTACGAGGTATACCTTAAAGTCTGCTCACATTTCTATTATACCAGAGTTCTTAGAAAAGATAGACCTACTTGATTTAAGAAGTATGTTCTACATCACAAAGGACGAAATCGTAAACATAGAATCTAATAGTAAGATATTATTTAGGGGAATCAAAACAAGTAGCGGAGACCAAACGGCTAACCTTAAATCCTTACAAGGAGTTTCTACGTGGGTATTAGACGAAGCAGAAGAACTTACAGACGAAAGTATATTTGACAAGATAGACCTTTCTATAAGACACAAATACTTACCCAATAGAGTATTTCTGATAATGAACCCTGCGACTAAAGAACACTTTGTATACAGAAGATTCTTTGAGGACAAAGGCGTAAGGGAGGGAAGCAACCTAACAAAGAACGACACTACTTACATACACACTACTTATAAAGACAACCTAAAACACCTATCAGATTCTTTCCTACAACAAGCTAACGTAATGAAGGAACGAAGACCAGAAAGGTATAACCACATTATGCTAGGGGGATGGTTAAATAAAGCAGAAGGTGTTATATTTCAGAATTGGACACTAGGGGACTTTGCACCACATATGAGTAGCATCTTTGGACAGGATTACGGTATGACAGACCCTACCACGCTCGTAGAGGTATCTATAGACACTTCTAACAAACTTATATACCTAAAGGAGTGTTTCTATAAGTACAACCTAACAACTAGCGAGATACGTGCTTTAAATAAGCAATACGCAGGTAGAAGTTTAATTATAGCAGACTCGGCAGAAAAGCGACTTATCACAGAACTAAAATCAGACCTCAACATAAAGGGAATAAAAAAGACAACCGTAGCAGAGGGGATAACCATAATGCAAGACTACGACTTAATAGTAGACCCTAATAGCAAGAACCTAATCAAAGAACTAAACAACTACGTCTGGTTAGACACAAGAAGCAACACACCAAAAGACAACGGATTTGACCACTTAATAGATGCAGCTAGGTACGCTATAACCTACCAACTCAAGAACCCAAACTACGGAAGCTATGCAGTTAGATAAAAAAAATTGTAAATAAATTTGGTTTGTATTGTTAATAAGTTCTATATTCGTAGAAACAAACAAAAACAAAGAAATTATGACAACTTTTGAAATTATCAACTTAACATTAAAATTAACAAAGCTAAGAAGCGGCGAATTGGAACAGGTGTTATATACATTACCAAGCGGTAAAAGAATCGACATCAGACTAGAAAACACTTGCTTCGGTGTTTACTTAGATGAATACTTCGAAGATGAAGACATCTGGGAATCAGAATACATCGATATGTTTAGCCTGTATCATACTGACGTAGCAATAGCTAACACTATTGGCTGCATAGAAAAATGCAAATCAAGAAAATAAAAAAATATGTAGATATTTGGCGGATAGAAATATTCGCCTTTTATATAATATATAAAACAAAGAACATTATGAAAATAAACGCACTAGAAAGAATCAGTAGAAATGACAACACAGGACGAGAAGAATGGGTATTAGAAGTACACCCTAATAGAATGTTTCTCGTCAGACCATCATTAGGAGAAGACTGGCAAGTAGAAGACGAAAGCGAAGTAGTAGTATACAGACACGCATCGCACGAAGAATGTCTTGAAGCAGCACAGGACTTATTATTCTCCAAAAGAACAAACAATATGTGATTTTTCATTTTTTTGTTTAGTTAGTCAAGACCTATTAGGTCAGACAGGACTCCCTTCGGGGGGTCTTTTTTTTTGCCTTTATTTTAAAAATCGGGTTTAGATTTCGTTATATAGATATGAAGTTAGAAATAAACGTACCCGATTCTCTAAACGAGATTACATTAGGGCAGTATCAGAAGTTCTTGAGGATAGAACAAACAGACGAACAATTTGTAGCGCAGAAGATGTTAGAGATATTCTGTGGGGTTAAACTAACCGAAGCGATGTCTATGCGTATAAAGGACGTTAAAGCCATTATAAGCCACTTAGACGAACTACTAAACCAACAACCTCAACTTATAAGAAAGTTCTCTCTAAAGGGACAGGAATACGGTTTTATACCTAACCTTGATGATATTAGTTTCGGAGAGTACATAGACTTAGATACGTTCTTAGGGGACTGGAAGAATATGCACAGGGCGATGTCGGTACTATACAGACCCATAAAAGACAAATACGGAGAACGATACAATATAGTGGACTATGACGTAGTAGACGCGGAACACTTAAAGGATATGCCTTTAGATGTAGTTATATCTTCCTTGCTTTTTTTTTACCGTTTAGGGATAGACTTATCCAGACTTATGACGGACTATTTAGAGCAGGAGGAGGAGAGCAATATAGTGCAGTATCTCAATTCGGAGAAAAATGGGGTTGGTATCAATCAATATATCAACTTGCTCAAGGAGACCTTAGACGATTTGAACATATCACTACATTAGGAGTACATCAATGTTTGACCTTGTTGAGTTTTGAGAAAGAGCGGTCAGAAATAGAAGCACAAGAACTAAAGAAAAAATACAGATGAACGGATTATACAGAGTACTAGAGAAGATACGAGAAACCTTAGAATCAGACATAGACGTTAATAAGGTTACTTTCGGGGACATCACACAGGTAGACTTAGAAAAACAAACTATCTATCCTTTAAGCCACGTAATACTAAACGCTATCACAAGCAACGAACAGGTCTTACGATTTAGTGTAAGTGTAATAGCTATGGACTTAGTAGATGTAACCAAAGAGGAAGACGATGGGTTTGAGAGAAGCAACGAACAGGATGTCTTAAACACTCAACTAGCGGTAGTAAACAAGTTAGTCCAGAAGATGCGGATAGGAACTCTATTTGTAGACAAGTACCAAGTAGAAGGAGATGCAACTATAGAACCTTTTACGGATAGGTTTGAGAATCAAGTAGCGGGTGTTGTGATAACCTTTGAGGTTATGATAGAAAACGATGTAGACGTATGTTAAAAAACGTAAAAGAAGAACTAAACAAGTTTGGTAAGTATGTAGTACAACAATCCCGTACGAACCTTACCAAGAATAAAATAAACGCTACAGGGGACTTGTACGGTAGTTTAGGGTATGACTTAAAGGTTATGCCTAACTCGGTTTTTATGGAGTTCTTTATGATGGAGTACGGTAAGTTTATAGACGAAGGGGTACAAGGAAGTCAGAGTACATACGCAGAGAGTAGGCAAAGTCCTTACAAGTATTCGGGTAGGTTTAAGATGATACCCCCAAAGAGTTTAGACAAGTGGGTAATCAAGAAAGGTATAAAAGGAATACGAGACGATAAAGGAAGATTTATAACAAGACAAAGTTTAAAGTATGCAATAGCAACGAGTGTTTATCGTAAAGGGATAAAAGCTACGTTGTTTTTTACTAAGCCTTTTGAGAAAGCCTTTATGAATTTACCAGAAGAGGTTATACAAGCCTTTGCATTAGACATAGACGAATTTTTACAATACACAACAGAATGAGCGAGACTAGAATTAAAGTAAGAAGTCCATACTACATAAAGTATAGCGATACGAATCTCAATTACGTAGAACTTGACATAAGTATTTACACAGGTAATAAATTACCACCCCCTTCTACGTTTCAGTATTCTCTTAAAAAGTACGAAACGGGAACGACTAACTATGTGGTATTTGAGGTAAGCGAACTTATAAGAGATTACATAGAAACCGAGTTTGATGGTACGTACGACAACGAACCTGTATGGGTTAGGTTAGCTGCAAAACTCTACGAATCAGATGGCACACAAATAGGGTCTGGATATACCAATAATTACTATTTGGCTTATGATGGATTTACGCTATACAACGAAGGAATAAACTACACAACAGATACTCCCGTATTTATTACGGATAGAGTAGATACACCTTCTTCAGAAGTTACAATATACAGACCAAGCGATGAGGTTATACGCATACCTGTAAACGTAGATAATACAGATGGTAATTTATCGGGTTGGAGATTTAAACTTTATACTAATGATGTGGAACAATCCGAGACTGCTATATCTAATTCAACTAATACGGATGCACAGATTTATTATATAAGTGTAGGAACATCTTACGATAAGGTAGAGTTATATGAAGATGCAGCACTACCAAGTCTACCAACTATTAGATACACTATTTTAATAGAGGACTTGAATTGTACTAAGCACGAATCGGTAAAGGTTACTTTTTACAATCGGTGGGGTGCATTACAAGACTTATACTTTACAGGCAAAACAACAGAGAGTATAAATGTAACGGGAGAAGAATACAAAGCAAACGTAATAGACTTTAGTACCCTTACTTACAATGTAGCTAAACACCAATACAACCAATACGACAAACAAGGTAAAAGAAGCGTACAACTAAGTACGGGATATGTAAACGAAGACTACAACGCTTGGATAGAAGAACTAATGTTAAGCGAGAAGGTCTGGATTACTTTAGATGGTACTTTATACCCTGCAAAACCTAAAACGTCCTCACAGACCTTTAAAACACGCTTAAACGACTCTTTAGTAGCTTATACTATAGACTTTGATTTTGCTTTTGACCAAATACAGAATATCAGATAATGCAACAGGTACAATTATACATAGGGGATAGTAGGGTAGAGTTGTTTGATGATGAGACGATAACTATAACCCAAACCTTAAAAAACGCTAAAGATGTAGATAAGATATTTACGGACTTTACACAGTCTTTTACCGTACCCGCTTCTAAGGAGAATAATAAGATATTTGAGCATTACTACAATAGTGATATAGTAGACGGGTTTGATGCAAGAAAAAAGGTAGCAGCACACATAGACCTAAACCACATCTTATTTAAAAAAGGTAAGATTAAGTTAGACGGGGTAAACCTAAAAAACAACAAAGCACACGCATATAGAATTACCTTCTTTGGGAATAGCATACAACTCAAAGACATCATAGGAGAGGACAAACTAAACAACCTTGATTTAAGCACATTTAACACCGAGTATACGGCAAGTGATATAGAATCAGGTTTAACCCTAGACCCATCACAAGCAGGAGTAGACCTTATAGTACCCTTAATTACACACTCCCAAAGACTCTATTACGATTCTTCTGAAAACACGGCAATAGGAAGCGAAGTAGACAATATAGAGTTTGTAAGTACGAGTGTACACAGAGGGGTACGATGGAATCAACTAAAATACGCTCTAAGGGTAAGAAAGATAGTAGAGGCTATAGAAACCGATTATCTAACACCTAACGGTCTTTCTTTTTCTACAGACTTCTTTACTTCAACCAACGCAAGGTATGACGATTTATTTATATGGTTACATCGTAAGAGTGGACTTGTAGAAAACCTTGAAGACGAAACACAAATACAAGTAACGGGGTTTAGTACAGGTGGAGATACGTTTGTAAATATGACGGGTACATTTTTAGGGATGTCTGTAAACCCTGCAAACATTTCTACTTTTTCCTTAGCTATAACATCAAGTGATACCGACCAATACGCTATAATAATTAAGAACGGTGGTAATGTAGTATTTAGGAGTGATTTTGTATCTGGTTCTCAAACCTTTTCTTACCCTGCTGATTATTCTTATGCAACAGGTTCTTATGATGTGTATGTTGTTCCGTTAAACCTACCTGTAACAATTAGTAAAATCAGATGGACGGTAACACACACACAAGACGGTGGAGGGTCTTTTACGTTTGACTCTAACAACGTTACTTATAACCCAGACTTTGCTTTTGTGATAAGCCAACAGATTCCAGAAATGAAGATAATGGATTTCTTAAATGCGTTATGGAAGATGTTTAACCTTGTGGCTTACATAGACGAAAACAACGTAGTACAAGTAGACACCTTAGACAACTTTTATAGCGGTGCAGATTCGTATGATATAAGCGAGTTCGTAGATGTAACAGAATCTCAAGTAGATGTTCCTTTAGCGTATAAAGAAATAAAGTTTGCTTACAAAGACACGGGTACGATACTTGCTACTAAATACGACCAGATTGTAAACAAGGAATGGGGTGCTACGTATTACAATGCAGGAGAAGAAAGTCTAACGGGTGGACTCTATACGGTAGAGATACCTTTTCATCATATGCAGTTTGAAAGGTTAAAGGATGACTTTACCCAAAACTACATAGATATTATGTATGGTCTTTTTACGGATAATAATTTAAACCCGTACCACAAAGAACCATTAATATTTTATGCGGAGTTAAAGACGGGTATTAGTTATTCTTTTGTAGAAAACGTAGAGCGGGATAACGAGCCTAATAGCGCAAAAGAAAAAACCTCTGCAATACTACCTTCTAATTCAAGAGTACTAGACCCTGCAACCTCAACCGACAACATACATTTTACGGCAGAGTTAAGCGAATGGGAAACCGACACGACCTTAACTAATTCTTTGTTTGAGACCTACCACAAAAGTTACATATCAGACATCTTTAGCCAACTCAACCGACTAACTAAAGTAACGGCTTATTTGCCTTTAAGGATTATACGAGAACTCACACTAGACAACAGGGTAATTATAAACGGAAAGACCTATAAGATAAACTCTATTAAAACAAACCTACAAACAGGTAAGAGCGACCTAGAACTACTTAACGAACTATGATAGAAAACATATTAGAACTTTTAGAGATAGCTAAAGGCGAAACAGAAAACATAAAAATAGCACAGGGTAAGTACTACTTGCCAGAAACCTTTAAGGGGGCATTTAAAACGATAAACAAAGAAAGACAATGGAAAAATATGTAGTAGAAGTAGAAGTAAAAACAGGAGAATCTGAAAAAGATTTAAAGAAGCTAAAGAACCAATTAGAAGATGTACAAAAAGAAACAAAGGAAACACAAAATAACTTTGAGGAAATAGGTGGTTTAGCTGATGGTGTTTTTGGGGGTGCTATAACTAAAACTAAGGGATTTGCGAGTTCTATCGGTGGGGTTATAAAAGGTATGAAGACCCTAAAAGGTGCTTTAATATCTACGGGTATCGGTGCTTTAATAGTTGCCTTTGGTACTTTAATTACCTTCTTTACTAAAACAGAAAGAGGGGCGGATAAATTAAGAGAAGCATTTGCGGGTATAAAGGCTGCTACCGATGTTATTATAGACCGTATTAGTGGATTAGGCGAGTCTCTTACAAAACTATTTAAAGGGGACTGGCGAGGCGCATTAGATTCTGCTAAAGACCAGTTTAAAGGTTTAGGAGATGAAATACAAAGAGAGGTAGATTTAGCGAGAGAATTAGAAAAGTCCTTAATAGCTATTGAAAATGCAGAGATAAAACTTATTACCTCTGGTGCAGAACTAAGAAAGTCTATAGCTGAAGATAAATTAATAGCAGAGGACAGAAACAAAACATTTGACGAAAGGGTAGCTGCTTTAGATAGGGTTTTAGCAAGTGAGGATAAGTTGTTACAGTTAGAACTTGATATAGCAAAACAAAGAAGAGACACCTTAAAAGAACAATTAGCATTAGGAGAAAGCAGTAGAGAAGATAGAAGAGCGTATGCAGAAGTAGTAGCAAGGGTGTCTGATTTAGAAACAGAATCTCTTACAAGACAAAAAGAAGCCTTTACTAGAAGACAAGCGTTACTCCTAGAACAAAAAGCCTTTAATGATGCCTACATAGATGGCGAGATTGCCAAAAAAATGGAAGGTGTAGTAAAAGTAGAAGCGGTTGATGATATGGCTTTTGCAAGGCTACAAGTTAGAATAGATAAAGAAACACAACTACGTGCAGAAGCGGGTGCAGAACAACTTAAAAACTACCAAAAACAAAAAGAAGAAGAAACAAAAGCAGACAAGCTAACCAACGAACAAAAACTAAAGTTTGCAGGAGATACATTAGGACAAATAGCAGGGTTATTAGGTGCAAATAGTAAGGCGGGTAAAGCAGCAGCATCGGCACAAGCCTTAATAAACACATATCAAGGGGTAACACAAGTTTGGAAAAACGAAACAACATTACCAGAACCTTTTGGAACAATACAAAAAATAACTGCAACGGCTACAACCTTAGCAAGTGGTTTACAGGCGGTAAGAGCAATCAATAGTACACCAATACCTAACATACCATCAAGAGGAGGTTTTGGAGGTGGAGGCGGTGCGGTTGCATCTGCTCCTCCTGCGTTTAATGTAATCGGTCAAGCGGGTACTAACCAATTAGCTAATGTAATAGCAGAACAACGTAGTGAACCTGTAAAAGCCTACGTGGTAAGTAATGAGGTTACTTCGGCACAAAGTTTAGACCGAAATATAGTTAGTGAAGCGACCTTATAAAAAAAAGTTGTGTTGAAAATGCAAAATTAAAACTTAAAAACGTTATATAAGTATGAGAATCGTAGAATTAATATTAGACGAGGAAAACGATATAAGCGGAGTTGATGCTATTTCGGTAGTAGAACGACCCGCTATAGAAGAAGATTTCATAGCACTAAAAGAGGAAATCAAGTTTGCAGAAGCAGACAAAGACCAAAGAATCTTGATAGGTGCTTTACTTGTTCCAAACAAACCAATATACAGAAACGGAAAAGACGAAGACTACTACGTATACTTTTCCAAAGAAACCATTAAGAAGACAAGCGAACTCTTTTTAATGAACGGTTATCAGAATAACTCAACCTTAGAACACAGAGAGCCATTACAAGGACTTTCTTTAGTAGAGAGTTGGATTGTTGAGGACGATAAAAAAGACAAAAGCAGATATTACAAAATGGAAGTTCCCGTAGGTACTTGGATGGGTGCGGTAAAGGTAAACAACGAGGAAGTATGGAACGATTTTGTAAAAACAGGTAAAGTAAAAGGATTCTCTATAGAAGGCTATTTTGCCGATAAGATGGAAAGACCACAAGAAAGCTTAAAAGAGCATTGTAAGGAATGCGATGGGTCTTGCGGTAGTTGTAAAAAGGATTTTGATGCGTTCTACGAGGACTTTGCAGAAGAAGTGGCAGAAGGTGTAGTAGATGAGTTAAGAAGGCTTCTAACGGGCGTAGAATTAGAATCTTATTCGGATTACCCAGATGCGGTAAAGAACAACGCAAAGCGAGGTAGAGAACTAAACGAAAAACAGGGTAACAAGTGCGCTACAGAAACAGGAAAACAAAGGAGTGCTGATTTAGCAGCGGGTAGACCTGTAACAGTAGACACAATAAAGAGGATGTATTCTTATCTCTCTAGGGCGGAGGAATATTACGACGAAGGTAATACAGAAGCCTGTGGGACGATTTCTTATTTATTGTGGGGAGGTAAAGCCGCAAAACGTTGGGCGGAGAGTAAGTTAAAAGAATTAGACTTAATAGACCTTAAAGCACCTTGTCAAGATGGGTATGAGATGATAGGTATGAAGGAGAAAAACGGGCGTTTAGTCCCTAATTGCGTACCGATAAAATGACACCAAGTAGAACAAGTCCTAAAGGAAACAAAAGAGCCTGTTTATGTAAGAACGGAACATACTCTAGGAAGTGTTGTGATGGGTCTTTATGGGCGCAAGGAATAGGAAGCATACATAAAACGAGTTTTTACTTAATGCAACAAGACAATACGTCTTTTATATTACAAGAAAACGATAGTAAAATAGTATTATAATGGCAGACAAAAGAATAAGTGCATTAGATACGGCTACGGCTTTAGGGGGTACAGAACAACTCCCTTTAGTACAAAGCGGTACAACAAAGAAAACAACGGTAAACGGCATAAAAAACTACCTAATAGCTACTAACATAACGGCACAAGCGAGTGTAAACGTAGATTTAGCAGATTACCCAGATGCACATATTGTTCATTTAAGTTGGAGTGGTGCGAATGGTACGGCTACTTACACACTTCCTACGGCTGCATCAAGCACAAACAGAAAAATAAGATTTATCACAGACAATACTTTTGATACTAACACAAGAGTAGACCTTACACCCGCAAGTGGAGATACATTAGATGGCACAGGAGCGTATGAGATAAATAAAGCGTATGAAGGTATAGCGATATGGTCTGATGGTACAGAGTGGTTTATAATCCAGAAAAAAGCATAAATAAATAAATATGAATACTGTAGATATGTTAAATCAAATTAAAACCCTATTGGGAGTGGAGGATGCCGAAAAGGTAGAACTCGCACAAATGACACTAGATAATGGTACTGTCTTAGAAGCCGAAGTGTTTGAAGCCAATAATGAAGTATTTATCATTACAGAGGAAGAAAAGATTGCTCTCCCTGTAGGCGAATACACATTAGAGGATGGAAGAATACTAGCGGTAGAAGAAGAAGGTATCATTAAGGAAATTAAGGCTAATGAAACCGAAGAGGTAGAGGCTGCTGAAGAAGAGATGGCTTATGTAACTCGTGAGGAGTTCGGACAAGCGATTGACGAAATTAAAGCTATGATTCAAGACTTAGGTAAAAAAGAGGAAGAAATGGCAGAAGAGGTTAAAGAGGAATTATCCGCACAAGAACCTGCTACCGAACCTCTAAAACACAACCCAGAGGAACAAATCGTACAAAAGTTTAGAAAACTATCACATAACAAAAAAGGAACAACAACAGATTTAATTTTTAGTAAACTATTTTCATAATGAATATTCAGAAACACAACTTTAGAGACATTACAGGTAGTGGGTCAGTAGAAACTATCACTACTACGTATGCAGGAGAATTTGCAGGGGAATATATTGCTGCTGCTCTTCTATCAGGAAAAACGCTTAACGACGGTGCGATTACAATCAAGCCAAACGTTAAGTATCAAGAAGTACTTAAAGTACTAGATGACAACAACATTGTAAGAGACGGGTCTTGCGACTTCTCTGCTATTTCTTCGGGGAATGACAGACTATCTTTAACAGAGTCTATTCTTACACCAAAAGAGTTACAGGTAAACCTTGAACTTTGTAAGAAAGATTTTCGTTCTGATTGGGAAGCAGTTGGTATGGGTTACTCTGCTTTTGATAACCTACCTCCTACTTTTGCAGACTTTATCTTGGCTCACGTAGCAGGTAAAATTGCAGAATCAGTAGAGAAGAACATCTGGCAAGGAGACGATGACGGAGCAACTGCTGCTACTGCATTGTTTGACGGATTTGAAACTTTAATAACATCAAGCGGAATCAACATTGGTTCTACTACTGTTACTTCTTCTAACGTAATTGACTTCTTAGGTGGTATGGTAGATGCTATCCCTTCTGCGGTATACGGAAAAGAGGACTTAATGATTTACGTACCTAACAACGTTTACCAAGCGTATGTAAGAGCATTAGGAGGATTTGCAACTAACGTAGGAGCAAACGGTGTAGACAACAAAGGAACTACATTCTACCAAATGGAGTCTCAGCTTACTTTTGATGGTATTCCATTACAGAGATGTACAGGTATGTCTGGAAACAGAGCCTTCGCAGGACAGAAGTCTAACTTATTCTTCGGAACAGGTTTATTATCTGACCACAACGAAGTTAAGTTGCTTGATATGGCAGACTTAGATGGTTCTCAAAACGTAAGAGTAATCTCTAGATTTACTGCGGGAGTTCAAGTAGGCGTTGCATCTGATGTAATCCACAGAACTGCATCTGCATCATAAATTATTTTTTAACATATAAAAGGGGGTAGGGGTGTACCCTATCCCTTTTTTTAATACTTATAAATATGGCTTGTACATTAACCTTAAACGGTAGAGAGTTACCTTGTAACAAGACCGTAGGAGGACTAAAGACGATTTACTTTGCGGAGTATGATGGTACGATGACTACCGTTACTGCGGGTACGGCTGATTGGTATCAGTTTGACCTTAAAGGTGCATCTTCTTTAGAGACTGCTATTAACGGTTCAAGAGAAAACAACTCTATCTTTTACACCCAAACGGTAAACGTGCAACTTCCTTTACTGGATAGTGCTACGTCTGACGAAATCAAACTACTAGCTGCTAATAAACCTAATATTGTCGTAGAAGACTATAACGGGCAACAATGGTTAGTAGGTGCAGAACACGGATGTGATTTAATAGGTGGTACTCTAGCAACGGGTGCTAACTTAGGGGATTACTCTGGGTTTACTTTAACTTTTGAAGCATTAGAAAAAACTCCACCGATTGCCTTAACAACTGCGGTAACGGTAGATGCAAGTGCGACACAACTTACACCAAGTGTAACGGCAGCATCGTAATTTTTAACACTTATAGAGAAGGGGTAGCAGAAATGTTACCCTTTTTTTTGCTTAAAACTACAAAATCCCAATTTTATTTCGTTATATAAGTATGAAGGTTTTAACCACGAGTACAAGCGCACAAGAAGTAAAGGTAATTCCAAGAAGTTACCCTTCAAGTATTACGGTAAAAGTACGAAACGAATCTACTAACGACACCGACACATACACAAGTGTAGCTGCAACTAAAAATAAAGGCTATTTAGTCTTCTCTAACGCATTTTCTCTTACAGAAGGTAATTTTTATAATCTAACGCTTTTAGATGGCGCAGATGTGATTTATAAGGGTAAGATATTTTGTACAGACAGTTCTGACTACTCGGTTAATACAAATCAATACGTACAAGAAACAAGTTATGATAACGAGTATATAATATTATGAGTAGACAACACAAACCCACAAAGTATACCAACGATTTACGGGTAGTTAATTTAGCTACTTATACTTCTCCCGAAATAGTAGAAAAGAGAAACCAAAACTTTGTAGAATACGGAGCGGACAACAACTACTACCAATACCTAATAGACCGATACAACGGAAGCCCTACAAACAACGCTATCATAAACGGTATTTCCGAGATGATATACGGACAAGGTTTAGATGCTACCGACTCTTCAAGAAGACCTAACGAATACGCACAGATGAAGTCTTTATTTTCTAAAGATTGTGTACGTAAGTTAGTTTACGATTTAAAACTTATGGGCGGTTGTGCTATGCAGGTTATCTACTCTAAAGACAGAAGTAAGATTACAAGTGTAGAGCATTATCCCGTAGAAACGCTAAGAGCGGAAAAGTGTAACGCTAAAGGAGATGTAGAGGCGTATTACTATCATCCTAATTGGGATAAGTACCGTAAAGGGGACGATTTAAAAAGAATACCTGCGTTTGGTTGTTCAAGAGAAGCAATAGAGATACTATTTGTAAAGCCATATAGAGCGGGGTTTTATTATTACAGTCCCGTAGACTATCAAGGTGGTATACAGTACGCAGAGATAGAAGAAGAGGTATCAAACTTCCACCTAAACAACATAATGAACGGCTTAGCACCTTCTATGTTGATTAACTTTAACAACGGAGTACCTAACGAAGAAGAAAGAAGCCTAATAGAGCAAAGAATCTACCAGAAGTTTAGCGGTACGTCTAATGCGGGTAAGTTTATATTAGCCTTTAACGATTCTGCGGAAACAAGTGCAAGTATAGAACCCGTACAGTTATCAGACGCACATAATCAGTATCAGTTTTTAAGCGATGAGGCTATGCGTAAGATAATGGTATCGCACAGGGTAGTATCTCCTATGTTATTAGGTATTAAAGACCAAAGCGGACTAGGAAATAACGCAGACGAACTAAAGACGGCTTCTACCCTAATGGATAACACCGTTATAAGACCGTTTCAGCGACTTTTAATAGATGCCTTTGACCAAGTACTTGCCTACAACGAGATAACGCTTAATTTATACTTTAAAACGCTTCAGCCGTTAGAGTTTACAGACTTAGACAATGCGATTACTAAAGAACAAGTAGAAGAAGAGACAGGACAAAAGCTATCAGACCAGAGACCTTTCTTAGATGACGATTTAGCAGGAGAGTTATGGGATGAGATAAAAGACTTAGGAGAGGACGAACCAGAAGGGTATGAACTTATAGACGTAGAAGATGTAGGAGATGAACCAGAGGACTTTGATGCGGAGTCTTACTTAAACGGATTAAAACTAAGCGCAACCCAAGATAGTACACAAGACACCGACTTATGGAAGGTAAGATACAAGTACGTGAAGGGAACTCGTAAACAACCTAAAGGAGAATCAAGATTGTTTTGTAGAAATATGATTGGAGCGGGTAAACTCTATCGCAAAGAAGACATAGGGTTTATGAGTGCAAAAGGGGTAAACAAGAAACACGGACACAAGGGTAGAAACTACTCTATTTTCAAATACAAGGGCGGTGTTAATTGTTACCACAGATGGGAGCGACGAGTATACAAAAAGAAACTAAAGAAAGACGGAGAGACATACGGAGGAAATGCGCTACAAGGGACAAACTTTAAGAATGTAAACCAAGCCATACGAGAAGGATGGAAAGCACCTAAAAACCCTAAAGAAGTAGCAATAGCACCTATAGATATGCCTAGAAACGGACACCACCCAAATTATTAGTATGGCAACTGCATTATTTATAAAAAGAGAAGATTTAGTACGTAACTCTATAATAGACGGAAACGTAGACTTTGATAGATTTGTTCAGCACATCAAGGAAGCCCAAGAGATGCATATACATCTGTATTTAGGCACAGATTTATACAACAAGATAAGCGCAGATATTGTAGCGGGTACTTTAAGCGGGGACTATCTTACTTTGGTTAATTCTTATATACAACCTATGCTTATACACTATGCGATGGTAGAGTACTTACCTACGGCAGCGTTTCAGATTAAGAACGGGGGAATCTATAAGCACCAAAGCGAAAACTCTGTAACGGCAACAAAAGAAGAAGTAGACTTTCTAGTACAAAACGAACGCAACAAAGCAGAACAATACACTAGAAGATTTATAGACTATATGACCTTTAACTTGGACAAGTTCCCAGAATACTTAACTAACACAAATGAAGACACGCACCCTAGTAAAGATGCAACGTTCAACGGATGGGTCTTATAAGGTAAAAAAGGAAAACGAAAAAAAACTTAAGAAATGGCTTTTGGAAAAATATACGAATCAAGTTGGTGGGGAACGGCTCACGTAAATAACATAGGCTTTGGGTCTATCTACAAGGACATTGCTTCAAGTGTAGTAGGGTCTTTTAAGAGTAGAGTAGAAACGGATGGAGGTATATTTGAAGCACAGGCTTGTTTAGAGGCTGAACTTAAAAGAATAGAAGATATATGAGCGCATACGATAAATTAGGATTAGCTATGATTCCTTCTGGTTATAAGGGGGAATCAGACGAAAACAACGCAGGTGGTTTTTTAGGCAAAGTGTATAGTGTTTTACCCGCACAAACAACAGACGATGCTTTTTTAAGCAGTAGCACATTAAACGGTCTCACCTTAACTCAAAATACAGATGTTACATATCCATTATATGCTGTTGGAACTACGGGTAAAATAAGAATTGACTTCAATCAAACATTGACCTCTGGCACAAGAGTTAGGTATTTTTTAAGAAATGGTGCAAACACAGCTACTATAACTACATTCTCAACAAGTGTGGAAAACACTAACGCTAATGGGAGTGGTGATTTCTATTTTGAAGGAAATATGACAGATGGTCTTCAGATTAGAATAATTGTTGAAAATGGTGTAGCTGGAACTTTAAATACATTCACATCGGTAAATACAATTAATGGAGACTTTGACTTCTCAAGAGGTTCAGATGCTACAAGAGTAAACTCACAAGGTTATATAGAAAGCGTACAAGTATTAAGTGATGAGTTAGTACAAAACGGAGACTTTGAAGAGATAGGTGATGAGTTAATTACTAATGG